ATAGACTCAATTCCAATGGCAAGTTACTCTGGTGGAGAGTACACATTTATGATTGGGTTGGGAACATACAGACAGTCACAAAAAGTACTTGTCATGCATGATGGAACCACAGCGTTCTCTCAAGAGTATGGCATTATGTACTCACCAGAACAACAGGTATCAATTTCTGCTGCAGTTGTAAGTACAAACGTAGTGGTAAGTGTAACTCCTGAATCTGGAATCTCTGGACTTTCCACATACCGATTCGTTAAAACCCTTATACAAAATATTTGATATGTTAAGCACTAAGTATAGACTAGAACTTACTGACATCTGTTGTCGTATGTTGACTACAGATGGAGTTGAAGTCACTCTAGATGAGAGAATCTGGATGAATAAATTATGTGAACACAATCTACATGCTAGAGAGTTGAGAGACTCCCTCATGTGTCCATATAAAGTAGGGTAACAATGATTACAACTGATACAGTAAAACTAGACCGTACAGGTCTTGCTACAGTACCTCCTGGCACTGGCAAGAAAGCATATTCTATTGGATGTTATCAGAAATCAGATTGGGAATTCATTCATACTGAACTAAAAAAGGATGGATCTTTAGAAGATAATATTCCTTCTGGAAGTATCACTGTCACTGATGAGAAACTTCATAGTGATACCAGAGGAACATACATGTTGACTGATGCAGAAGCAGAAGACTTAAAGAAACATGCTAAAGTTAAATTTGTCAACATAGATTACTCTGCATACCCTGGCACATTCCAACCAGACCCAGGCGAAATTCATGCAAGTCCTGTAAGAAATATACCGAGGTTCCAAAAGAGTGTATCAAACTACAGAGCATTTAATACTGCTCCATCTGATGCACAACCACCTACATCTCAGGCTGGTATAGGTTCAACCGATGTAAACAGAAGTGGATATCAACTATTAAGACACTTACAAAAAAATAATCCTTGGGATGCAACTACCAATGGACTATCTGGTTATGATCACCACATATTTGAACAAGACATTTATCAATTAGGAGATGGAACAGGTGTAGATGCAGTCGTTTCTGATGATGGATTCTGGATTGGACATCCAGAATTTGTAGACTGTGGTGCCACAAATCCACCTCTTTGGAAGACAGGCAACGCATTAACATGGAGTGGGATCTCAACTACAGCAGGTACTTGTGGTGTATTAGATGTACTCTTAGATGGGCCATATTATATTGATCCAGACTACTTCAATGCAGATCCAGCTGGAAGACTAACACAACGTTGGGATGGAACTACTGTTCCCACAGATTCGGCTGCAAGGAGTTGGTGGTCTGATTCCAATGCAAGGTCTGTTGGATTCTCTACTATAGGAACCGTAACAGGATTCAGTAACGCATATTCAAGATCAGTATGTTTAGGCGATAACAATAATAAGGCAACCAACGGTACTAATCATGGTACTCAATGTGCTGGACAAGTATTTGGTAAGAACTATGGTTCTGCTTATAATGCCAACAGATGGGTATTAAACTCTATCGGTGGTTCTAATTGTGGTATAAATGACAACGGACAATTCGATATCCTAAAAATATTCCACCTCTATAAACCAAACTATGACCATCGTTCAGAAGGTCAAAGAGGTAGACAAAATTCAGATAAGAACCCAACACTATCCAGTAATAGTTGGGGTTATAGAAGTACAAGTTTCACAAGTGGAACACATTACTGGTATAGACCAGCTGCAATTGATGGTAGTGTAACTGGTATTGGATATACAGCAGGATTCTATGCAGGGGCACACTTCTTTAGATACCTTGGTGGATATGGTGACAGTGGAAGAATGAAAGGAGAGATGGTAGATAACTCTACTAGTGAAAGTGGAAAAGAAATGTCAGATGTTGGTGTTATATTTGTATGTGCTGCTGGTAACAGTAACCAAACCCAATGTGCTCCCGATAGTCCAGAGTTTAATAATTACTGGGCCACTAATGATAGTGAAGCATTAAACTCTGCAACTCACTTAGAGTTTGGACTAACAATGTATAACACCTTCAATAGAAGAGGGTGGCCACAATCATTAGGGAAAACTACTTCTGGTTTATCTACGGCAGGTACAGAGTATTCAGCAATTAATATTGGTGCATTGGATGATCAAATATCATCAGGTGGTTATGTAAATAACACAGACTACAAAGAACGTATAGTTAACTATAGTGATAAAGGTACTGGGATAGATTGTTATGGTGCTGCAGATGATACTCTTACTGCAGACGGTGAAAATACAACACAAACCTTCGTACACCCAGAAACCTATAGTGGATTAGGTCTTACTCCATATGATAAAGACTTTGGCGGTACTAGTTCTGCATGTCCTACCTGTGCTGGATGGATAACAACTAAACTACAATACAATAGAGAATGGACTTGGAGAGATATAAAAAATTGGTTAAATAATCAATGCGGAATCCAAGACTATGAGAAATTCTATAAAGGCAATGATTGTGTAGGTGCAGACAATCCCGACTGGGATGACGTACACAGTCTTCAAGGTGGTGATGCCGTTGTCATATGGGATGCTCCCACTGGTTCTAATAAGGAACCATCAAGACCACAACTCAAGTTGTCCAATTCAGCTGGCGTCAAGATGAGTGGCTTCGTAATTAAATTTACCTAATAAATACTAAAAAGGGTCTCGGTTAATGGCAGAAAAATCTTTCGGTGTCAAGGATATTAATATGGTTGGAGCCACTGGCGATCCAACACTAGAAAGTCCTGGCAATTTAAAAATCACCGTTGGTACGGGAAAGACCTGCACTATTGAAGGAGGAGTCGTAACAACTAATAGAGTTGTTGGGGATGGTAGTGACCAAACATTTGCAATCAAGTATAAAGTAACTGCAAATGGTTCATCTGCATATAGATTTGCAGGGCCAGGACTAGTTAATACAACAGATAACCCACAACTCTTCCTGCAGAGGGGACAAACATACGTCTTTGATAATACAACTGGGTCTGCACACCCATTTGCCATTAGATATTCAAGTGGTGGTGTAGGATATGGATCAACATATATAAGTGGTTCTCAACAAGGCACACAAGTTTTCACAGTACCATTTGATGCACCATTATTTCTGGTATACCAGTGTACAATGCACTCTGGTATGGTTGGAACCCTCACAATAGTAGCTTGATATGTCACCTTTAGCATTTGGAATTGGTAAGTCTAGAGGGGCTGACTTTGACCCTGCCGTATTTGACTGTAATTACTTACAGTTCTATTGGTGGTGGACTGATGGAAAGGATTTAGATATAAGATGTGAATTTATTAAACCTACAGCACTTGCAGGTCAAACAGTAGGTGCAGAAAAGTTAGACAAGATAACAAACGGTAGTGGATCCATAACATATATGCAATGGGGTAAGGATAATACTACAGATACAGCTGGATACGAAGGCATATACATTGATGTTGCTGCATTAAAACAACTAGGTCTTCAAAATAATGAGATAGAATTAAAGTTCAGTGCAACTTGGTACGCAGAAGTAGGAACAGATCCAGTCTTAATAAAGGCATCTGGATATAAAGGTGGTACTATGACACTAGAATCAGATACACCTAACGTGCCTGGATGGGGATTTGTTAATACAGGATTCGCAAAATCATATACAGACTACAAAGAGTCTCAAGGTACTATCATAACTGCTGCTGGTCATGACAATGGCAACGGTCAAATGGTAGCAAGAGGAACTATCAATTTAAGTACGTATCAATTGCGTTTTTGGCAGACATAGAACACTAGATCTAGGGTATAGGTAAATATAACGTTAAGTTGTATAAATACGGCTGAACTTATGTGGATTCACATGAAAAGAATTATTCCTTTTCTTATGATGGCAGTGGTCGGATCTCTTGGATCGCCTGTTAAGGCAGACCTTGTTCACCGTTTGACAACATCAACTCAGTTATCCGTAGATGCGGCTTATAGTAGTGGAACTAGATTAGGCTCAACCTATACGGTTTCTGGATCTAATATCAAGGTTGATACTTCTAACAGTGGACACTTTGGAGCACTCACAGCTGGTAGTGCTACTGCTGCACCAACACTAGACGTTGGTACTTATGACGTAAATACAGCTGGCTCAGCCTTCAGCTTCTCTGAAAGTTATACTCAAGGAGATGCGATTGCTGCAATTGGAGCTGGTGTTGACGTTACCGCTGGTGTCGTAGCTGACATGCCCGCATACGGTACAAACTTTACCTCATCTGGTGGCGTAGCCGGCTCTTTGGCTGGTACGATTACCTCAGCGGGAGCCATGACGCTAACAGCTGGCGGCGCAGGCACATCTGCTACGGGCCAGTTCGTATCTGAGATAACAGTACGCTAAAAATGAAACGCATACTGACAGCGATTGCGCTGCTTAGTATAGCAGCACCAGTCTCGGCCGTGCCAGTCGTGCCCAATTTCCAGCAGGGCTCAATGACCAGTCATACCGAGACTGAGAGCACGGTTACAGAAACCATAAACTCAATTGATTATAGAACAGGATGGGAATACAGCGTAACGGGGGTAGGTATCAAGAACAACGGTGCCGCATTGAATCCCCCAGTGACTACATCAACAGTGACAGTAACGCCAGGCGGAACATCGGCAGCGGGTGCAAACGGAGCAACCGTAACAGGAACCGTGACAAGTTCATTCGACTCATTAGACTTCTCACAACCCAACAACTTTACAATCGCAGATCCAGACGGGAACTTTCAATTTACCCAGACATATCAAGGGCCAGGCCTTACGAATCAGACAATAATTCAAAGAGTCACATCTATAGAAAGCGTCACCGACACAACAAGCACCTTTACGCAATAAGTACATTAGTACTATCGTTAGTAAGTCCGACGGCCGCATTAGCGGAAGGTGTAGGTGGAGTATCAGCTACAGCTAATCCAATAGCTAACTCCTCTGGCTCGGTAACCAATCAAGCCATACAGGTGCTCCAAGGCCCATACGTAACTAACACCTACGGTGGTGGAGTGTCCTGCCAAGGTACGACTCTTAACATGACACCGTATATTCAGTTTGCAGATTCAAGAAAGGATCCTTGGGAAGATTTTTATAACGAACCACAATATAATACTACAGACCTAACAGGTAGAACAGTACAACAAAGTGTCACTGTTAAGAACTATCCTTGGGAAGAATGGTACGACACAAGAACATATACTAATGCGAGTGGTAATACTGTAAGATGGTTTGACGATGGAGATGATATGACAATCATTCAGGATGTACCTGCTGGAGATGGCGTACCTGATGCAGTACAAGATGGCAACCTCACACCATCATGGTATAAACCTGTAAGAACTGACATGAGGGCGAATCAGAGTTTCAACTTAGGACTCTCTGCTACGCTTTCAATACCACTCAACAGGGGTATGCAACGTAAGTGTGCCGCTGCAGCACAAGCACAGATAAACATGCAGAATCAATTGACATCTAACAAAAGGTTAGACTTTGAGATTGCACGACTTAAGAACTGTGGAGAACTTAAAAAGGCTGGCATATTCTTCCACCCTGCTTCACCATATGCATCCATATGTGCTGATGTTATAGTTACTAATCCAGGCGGTAAGATAACTCCTCACTCACACACGTTACCTCAACCTGACTTTAAGGATCCTTCTTCTGATTCTTCTTCTGATCCTTCTTCTCAGACTTCAACTTCTCTTTCTCAGCTTTCTTCTCCGCCTTCATCTTCTTCTGATGCTCCTTCGCAAAATTTATCCCAAGAAGACCCTTCTTCACACGATACTCATTCGTCTTCAGCTCCTTCTGAGTCGGACGATAAGGGGTTTTTCCGAGGATGGCGTTTACCTTGGTCATCACCTGCTTTATCGCCGGCTTCACAACTCGAAGAAGAAGATCAGCCAGCGGCTTTGCTAGGAGGGCCGATGACGCTGCAACACTCGCAATCACAGCCGTCGTCGTCGCAACCTGTGGACTAGGCAGGTACTGTTCTACTACTCCTATGTCCTCATAGAGTACTACACATATTTTTTTATTAAGGTTATTTGGATCGGGTTGTAACTCGAATCCAGATACCTTTTCTTTTTCATTAGGTCCTACAGATCCTAACCGTGGTTGTAGAGGGCCAGGACATTCGGGATCACCCTCTGGTTCATCTGAAGGAGGTGGTTCTTCCGCTCCTGCACCACTTTCACCTCCACCACCATCATCATCATTTCTTCTTTCCTCTTCCTCTTCTTCTGGTTCACCATAGACAGTCTGCCATGACAATTCATTCTGTTTATAATTAGGTGGTTCATAGTATGGCATCCCTGCGTCACATAGAGCAACGTTCTGTTTGGGATCATCATTTACTAATTGATTATTCCTATTCGTAGGATTCTTTGCGTTCTCTTTATTAACTACAACACACCCTGGCATATCAACAATAGGAGTACCTGCCTTGACAGTAACAGGAGGTTCCATTGGCATTGATTGAGGTGGATTTACTTCCCAGATACGTCTATCAGGAATTTCCTCTAGTACTATCGTATTCGGATTGTATATTCTTTTCGTTCCAATAAAACGAATCCCCGTACCATTAACCTGAATGTTAGGTACAGGGTTATTAATAACAGGGATGTCACGAATGGGATCCATTACTTCTTCTTAATCCATTCAGGTGGTTTCTCACCTTCTAAATTAGAATAGTCTTGACCCAACCAATTAGATCTCTCCATTGCAGGATGAAGTATATTTACAAAGTAATCTCTGTGTTCTTGGGCCTGTTTGGCAGTCTTTGCCATACCAAAGTCAGTTGCCTCTATTAGTCCTAGACCTGCAACCGCAGCAGCAATCACAGCAGCGGCACCAGCAACCCACTTCTCCAACTTACGGATCCTTCCTTTCAATCTCTCATTCTCTTCACCCATGAGACGTTTATTATCTTCCTCAAGATCGTCAACCTTTGTCTCTAGAGACTTGATCCGTTCATTCTGTTCTCGTTGAAGAGCATGATAATCGTTATCCATTATTTTTTAGATGTTGCTAAGTATAACTTATAGAAAAGTGCTGCTGCAACTACAACTCCAACAACAACACCTGCATCACGCAAGTTATTATTAGTCTCTGGTGCTGGTAAAACAGGTGCTGCCTCGATTGTTTCCGTCAATGTTTGAGGTGCTTGTTCTAGATCATTCATTTGTTTGTCCTATTAGGTTGTACTATATCACGGTAATTACCGTTAGGGTTTGGGCCAAGATTGGTTACTGGGCCTGAGTTCTTAGGCCATGCTTCTTTAAATGCAGCACGAACCTCCTCCCGAACTATCATCTGTAGTTCAGTGACTTCTGCTTCTCTTCTTTTTTGGGGACCATCATTCATATTGTCGAGGACTTGTCCTCCACCTACGATTGTGCCCGTTCCTACTACTGCGGCTGCTGTAATACCAGTAACCGTATCTCTTACGTCCATTAGTTCCAGTGTCTCCTCGTGTCAGCAATATTACGAAAGATATGTTCTGCGTTGTTCCCATGTCTGTCCACTAGTGGATCCTTTACATGGGTTAATGCACCTACTAGAATTTATATCATTACAAACTAGTCCTGCAAGATCATGTGGACAACCCTCTTTGCCATTAGACCAGTAGAGTTGTCCTTCAAACCATCTTGCATCACACTTTGGACAAACCTTATTGAGGGAGTCCAAATCCAGTAGGAGCTTCAGGTGCTGCAGCTTGATCAGCAGGAGGTGCAAGATCAGGGGCGCCTACAGGAAGTGAATCACCACCTATAGATGGAGCACTAAGTCCACCAAGGACTGCTTCCATAGCCTGTTCTTTAATGTTGTCAATGATTGCATCCTTGTTTACAAAGACGTATGTACCAGCACCAACAATACCAGCGAGTCCAACAGCAGAAACTGATGCTAGAACATTGGCGATACTATTAAAACTTGGGATTTTCATAATTTTATACCGTAGGTTGATTTGGTGGCTCTTTCTTTTCAGGAGCCAATGTAGCAGGGATGTCAGCAGCAATGATCTTCAGTGGCATCTGTTCAATTCTAATTGTTTGAACTGTTCCACCAGATACACCACCATTAGCGGCAGCCTTAGCTTTAGCATCCATCTTCATAGTACCGTCACCTTTCTTACTAGCAGTTTGAATGCCAAAGCTCGCTAGCACGCCTGTAAAAACTGACGCTATAAATGTCGGATCTATTTTCTGTTGTGGTACGCCAGGTATGGCTACGTAATTTAAAGTCAAAATTCCGCCGGACCAAACCAACACGCCCATGCGTACAAATGTACTAATGATAGCAGCTTGCTCTTCTTGATCAGGAAGTAAGTTTTCCTTTAGTCTTCCAAGAGGACCTTTCTTTTTCTCAGGTTTCTTTTCTTCCGTTACTTCTTCGGGCATAGTGTTCCACTTGAGGCATCACTATTTAGTAATTCAATTACTGTCCGCCACGAGGATACATTATTCCCTGTCTAGGCCTCTTATCATCATTATAACTCTCTGTCTTCCTATCTAATTCATTAAAGTTACCAAAATTATTAGACCTAGCAACAGTCATAGTACCATTAGAGGTAGTATAGTTAGACGCTGTAGTAAGTCCTACTGTATCTACTCCATCCATCACTATATTATCCGATACAGCAGTAGTTAATTTTGCAATGGTAAAGTTAGCCATTAAACCTTCCTCGCACAGAACAACATTCCACGAGTTCTTGTAGTCTGATTATAACTACCAGTAATTACAGTCCAAACTTCACTACCACTTATAGTAATAGTATCTCCTTGTTGTATGTTGGTAGAAGGAGAAGCATAATCAAAGTCAATCATTGCAAAGTCATCAGGCATATTATATGGTGAAGGAACCATCAAAGCATTCAATGGAATACCTTTAATTACTGCATTGTAATCTGCATCAGGGTTAACAGTCTTTACACTTCCAGATGGGTCTTGGTTTACATCATACGTAGCATCTCTATTGTAGATTCTGAAATGACCAGAATCGATATAGTTAGAAGGACTACCAGATGCAAGGTTAGATGACCATTCGGATTGAATGCCATCATTCCATCTATCATAAGCAGATTCTGCCATCCTCTTATTATACTGGGTATTATCTGCAGTACCATATGGATAAGTTATAATATCAAGTCCAGCCCTATAAGTCTCACTAGTATATGGTTCTATCACTGTTACTCCACCTAACCAAACATTGTCAAGATCCCATACATCTGTAGTAAAGTTATGAGGTATGAATGTTAGGAAAGTATTAGATCTCAGTCTTGTAGAAGATAATGTAGGTTGTCTGTAAGATAAAACAACAAACTTAGGATCGATCCCAGATCTAAAGACATTAAGATCTAACTGATATGAATTAGAAGAAGCAACTACATGTGCAGAACCCTGTCCCCTGAAATAAGAAGACTTGGGACTGGAGTATTCGGAACCATAACTATCACTAACTGACCATTGACAATCCAAATGTTTGTCACCTGCTAATCTAGGCCCACCATTACT